ACTCATCTTCGTCGCCCTCTGTGATTAAACCTAACTCACGCAAGGCTTTCATAGCCTCTTCCATTGTGGTAACTGCCTTCTCAATCTGTTCTTGTGTGCTCACGTTATTCTCCTGTCTTTATTCCTGCATAGTTTGCTATTGTATTTAATGTTGTATGGATATTGCAAGTGCAATCATCTCCACCCATATTTGATTCGAACTCTAGGTGAGAGTAGTTACTCTCATAGATTTCGTTTATCAACTCGTTAATAGTTTCCACTATATTCTCCTGTCTGATATGGGTTAGGTGCTGAGATGTAAAATTGTTTTACCTTTAACATACAAGGAACACACACGCCCCTCATATTCTCAAGCACTAAGAACGCTTGAGAGTTCTCACATAATCCGCACATATTATTCTCCTGTCTCATCTGCTATTGGTTTCGTACTTAGAATTCCAAGTACGCATAGAACTATAATTGGTAGCCCTGCTAGTGTCAAGACTATCAAGGTCTGCACCCGCAATCGTCGTACGGGACAAGGTGGTCACCGCATAGTGAATACATATGGCGTTCACAGTAAAACCAATCAAGCATACCCTGTTCCTTGCAATCTAATGCGTGGCAGGTCGTGGTCTTCGTTGTCATAGTGAATCCCCTAAGCATTGTGCCATTGTGCCGATACATATCCCGTTTTCTGTCCACCAAAAGCCCGTCACTATCCACCAGATGAGGGCGCAGATACTTGCCAAGATTAAGAGTGCCCGCACTCGCTTGCCCCGCTTAGTCAGTTTCATACCGCTATCTCCAAACTTTCTGCTATTGCTCGGCGTACATAGTTTTGGTGCTTGCTTGTGGTAACGCTGAACTTCTGTTCGACAACGTACCACCCGTTGCCCTCTGTGTACCACGCGATAGGCGTACCATATGAATAGACCGCGTAATTTATGCCTTCGACATCTTGAAGAAATCGCTCGCGGTCTAGGCTATCGCTAAGTCTCCCCGTGCCTTCTGTGTGAGCGTGACCCGATAGGGCGGACGCCTTGAACTCTTGCTGTGTTGCGATGTAGTGAATCGCGTCTCGTTGGTTCATCTGTTTCATTTATTTTTCTCCTGTCTAGTTGGTTGGTTTAATTGTGTTGCAAGGTGCTATCGCGTGTCAATAGTTTATGGTGTGAGATAGGTCACTCCTCGATTCTATACTTTAACCTCTCGCAAGATTCCTTGAAAGACTTCTTCGCCTCTCGTACTGTGTAGCCGTAATAGGTTGCGGATTCATACCACCGCACTCCCTCCCAATTGACTAGCGCGGTGATGACTATCGCCCCGCTGTGTCCGATTCTCTCTGCCGTCATTCGCCCGCCTCCTGTGCCTTGATGATGTTATCCCTTGCCTCCTCGATAGTCGAGGCATACCCGAAAGTAGGTCTCTCGTTTACCTTGAACTCGTAGCGATAGGCAAACCATTCACCCATACCCGTAGCCTCGATTTCATAATCTCCCGATATTGTGGCGGGCTTAGGCTTACGCCCCGCCTCCCTATCCATAGCCTTAAAGGTCTCCTCGACGTTGAAAGTATTCGCCCTCATTCGCCCGCCTCGCATTCGCATTCGATAGGGTTATGGTCACAGTCCTCGCAATTGTCTAGCCCGTCGAGCCAATCATTAAACCCCGTGCGATAGGCGATAGGGTCTAACTCATACAGGGCGCGAGAGGTCTCGTACTCGTAGCCTGCAACCTGAACGGGCGGGTAACACTCATCTAGGAAATCTTTATAAAGGTCTTCTAATTCGTAATCCTGTAATTTCGGCATTTCTAGGTCTCCCGTCTAGTCTTGCAAGGTTAGGCATTCGCTAACCTAGTGCCCTAATCGTGTCGCGAACACGCGCCCTCTGTCAAGAGTTTAGGGCTGTGAGTTACCTCACACTTCGCAATCGTGCCCGCTGTACCATTCCTCCGCGTCTGTCTCGTCTAGTAGGTCAAAAACTCTCGCGCATTCTGTGCACTTGGCTTTCATTATTCGCCCTCTTCAATCTCGTTTAATACCTCTTGAAATAGTTCGCTGTAGTAGACATAGAGGTCTAGACTCATCAAGCCGTAGATAGTAGTTTCCTCCATATGTCCCAACTCTGCCGCGCCCCTGTCGTTGTATTCGCTAGGCATTTCCTGCCACTCTTGCACAATTTTGTTGTAGTAAACGGGCAGATACCCGTCTATCCATTCGCCCGCATTGTCGCGAATATCGTCCAAGTCATAACCCGCGTTTTCAATCGCTTGAGTTATTTCTGCCCGCATATCCTGCTTGATTTGGTAACTCATATCTTGCCCTCCTGTCGTGCTTGGTAGCAATCTGCTACCCGTGCCCCGCTAGAGTCTCGCACTCTGCGCCCCCTGTCAAGGGTGCGGGGCGGTGATTTATATCACAAAATTATTCTCTACTTATTTGCCCCCTCTTCTCTTCATCGCGTCTAGTGCACACTCTTGTGAGCAGAAAATAAACCCTTCAATTCTTCCAACGTGTACGCGGTTGCGTGTCTCTTTATAGCAATTTGCACAAGTTGAACGGAAGATTTCTAGGTCAATCTTGTTGAGTTCTGTTGCGTGTGACATTTTTTCTCCTGTCGCCGTGAGCACTTCTCACCTTGCTATCGCAAGACTATAGGATACCTCACACGCTTGTCAAGTCTATTTCGTGTGATTTACATCACATCAACCGACAAGGGAGAAATGTAGATTTGTCGACAATTTGAAAGTAGTTGAAGTTTCAACTATCTATTGACCCCCGCAAGATTGGGAGGGGGGGATAGTTCCATTCTGCAAAAAACTGCAAATCCATTTTGATAATCCATTTTTCATTTATTATGTAAAGTAAATAGAGACCTCTCAGGGTCTCATATAGTAAGACAACTACAGAGACAAGTCAGTGTCGATATGTCGACAATCATAGATAGTCAGAATGTTTTGACCCTAGGTGTGTTAATATTGGGTAAGATGTGTATATATGTCTTACCCTAAATTTTTCTGTTATATACGCCCTGACCAGGGCTTTTATATTAGGTAGCCCCCTATATATAAATATTTCTAAAATATTTCCCAAACCGATGTTCGGTTTTGGGTAAAACTACAGGTTATCTATATATGTAATATATACATATATAGAGCGAGCATCGCTCTTCGGCTCGCTCGCTTATATATATAATATATATAATATAATATATCAACCGCCAGAATTATGCCGTTTTACGGCTGGCGTTATTATCGTTATTTATGCCCCCAGAGGGCGACGGGTTGGGACACTTAATGGGACGTAAACCAGGCAAGGTAGACATCTCCAAGAAGGAAGCCCAGGAACGGGTACTCCTTAAACTGGCAGAGGGTATGACGATTACGGCGGCTATGGCTACCGTCAATCGTAACGACACCACCTTCCGCCAATGGGTGATGCAATCTCCTGAGTTCAAGGAACGTTCTGAGAAAGCCCGCTTAGAGGGCAAAGGGGTCAAGGCTGACCTTAAGGACTTAAAGGACATCTCCTTCCCCGACTTCTGTGAGCAGTTCCTAGACTCCAGACTTTTTGACCATCACCTCAACTGGTACGATATGATTGAGGGTCGACCACCAAGGTGGCTACATCCTGCTATGACCTACGAGCCAGCAGCGATGAACAGAATCCTAATTAACGTTCCACCTGAGCACGCAAAGTCTACGGTCATTACGACCAACTACGTGGTCTACCGAATTGTTACCAACCCGAACACAAGAGTCATTATCGTCTCTAAGACCCAGGGTATGGCTCGTAAGTTCCTAGGTGCTATCAAGACCAGACTTAGCCACCCTGCCTATACCAAGTTGCAGGTTGCCTTTGGTCCGAACGGTGGCTACAAAGCAGATGCTACCCAGTGGCAAGCAGATATGATTTACCTCGGCACAGGTCGAGACTCAGGCGAGAAGGACCCTACCGTTCAAGCCCTAGGTATCGGTTCTCAGATTTACGGTGCTCGCGCCGACTTGATTATCGTCGATGACGCAGTGATGGGTTCTAATGCCCACGAGTGGGAAAAACAGATGGACTGGCTTCAGAAAGAAGTTATCACCCGTCTTGGTCGTCACGGCAAGTTAATCATTGTTGGAACCAGAGTGGCACCGATTGACTTGTACAAAATGCTGCGCGACCCTAACCAGTGGTCAGGTGGTAAATCCCCCTTCACCTACTGCGCTATGCCAGCCGTTCTTGAGTTTGATGAAAAGCCTGCGAACTGGAAAACACTCTGGGCTAAATCAGACCAGCAAGAAAATGAATTGGACGAACCAGATGAGCAAGGACTTTATCCCAAGTGGGACGGACCTTCTCTCTTTACGCGTCGCTCTGAAGTCGCTCCGTCAGTATGGGCTATGGTCTACCAGCAAGAAGACGTCCAAGAGGACAGCATCTTCTCACCATTGTGTGTGCAATCCTCAGTCAACGGAATGCGAAAGCGTGGACCGCTAAAGGCTGGAGTACCAGGACACCCTAAGCACTTAGAGTCTACCTATACGGTTATGGGTCTTGACCCTGCTATGGCAGGAGCCACTGGTGCGGTTATCTGTACTTACAACAGAGCCGACGGAAAGATTTACGTACTTGATGCAGTCAATATGACTGAACCAACCCCAGCCAAGATTCAGAATCTGATTGAGGATTGGGTCGAGAAGTATCGACCACAAGAAGTACGAATTGAAATCAATGCTCATCAGAAGGCTTACGCCCTCGATGATAACTTAAGAGGTTTTCTAGCCCAGTACGGGTGCCAGTTAAACTCACACTTTACTGGTAAGAACAAGTGGGACACATCTTTTGGTGTGGCATCTATGGCGATGCTCTTTGGTAACTCCAGAGACGGACGCTTCCAAGATAACAACATAATCGAACTGCCTTCTAATGAAGGCTCTGAAGGTCTTAAGACTTTAGTTCAAGAGTTGATTACGTGGAAGCCAGACACTAAGAACCCTACCGACTGCGTGATGGCTCTATGGTTTGCGGTAATCCGCATTCGAGAGTTAATGCAGCAGTCATCCAGAGTGGGACAGTACCAAACAAACCGTTGGGCAACGAGGGCACAGATGTCCAATCGTGGCTCACTTAACCTCGACGAAGCCTTTGCAGAGCAATGGGCACAAACTTACGGATAGGAAAATATTATGGCAAACTCATCACGCGTATCTGCTGGAATTAACAAGGCAGGCGGAAAAAATGTAAACCCAGTTTACAAGGCAGTGAATACACTAACATCTTATGTTGGAAACGTATCACGCGAAATCCGCGACATTCCTACAGCAATTGGCACTGGCTCAGTAGGGGAAACAAAGTTACAGATTAAAGAAGCGGCAGCAGCAATTACCGCAAATCAACGTGGTCGCTCAACTCAGCACACTACAGCAACTGGTGAATTTTCCCCAGGAACAAAGATTCGTGGCACAAAAAAAGAAACTGCTTACAAGAGAAGTTACAAAAAATAAATAATTTTTCCCTTTAATCGTTAGGACAATAATGGAATTATCAATGGAGCAGGTTGCTGCCCGCGTTCAATCGCTGCGCTACCGCAACCACGAGCGTGACTCACGCAACCTAGACGTCCTTGCTGTCCGTAAAGGTAAGATTTCTGAAGTCTACCCTGACTTTTTCCCAGACGGCGTTGATGCAAACGTAGTAGCAAACT